CGGATGGCCCTCATCTTGGGGTGCCTGACCTTCTGGACCCGGTTCGCCGTCTTCAACCTGTCCTGGACCCTGCTCGCGCAGTGGCAGATCTCCCCCAGGGTCCCCATCAACCCGATCGAGGACTTCTTGCAGGACAAGGAGCTCACCATGATCACGAACTTGATCACGTCCCCCGTCTCCTCGGTCGGGAAGAACCTCGCGCTGTCGTTCGACAAGGACAGCGCCCTGATCACCGAGTGGATCTTCATGGACTCCCCGAACGCGTAGTTCCTCTTCAAGTTGATGTAGTGGTTCAACTTGACCAACGAGAAGCCCACCGCCGACCTCCCGGACTCGTTGTTGAGCATGCAGTACTTCTCCATCTGGAGCCGGGCGCTGTCCTTCCCCCCGAACTCCGCCAGCCCGTTGTCCACCACCTCCTTGATCCTCTTGTCCAACCTGGTCGGGAGCACCAAGAAGTACTTCCCGACCATGGGCTCGGGCACCTCCACCTCCGAGTCCAGCGTGTCCGACATCTGGGCCGAGTGCAAGTTGTAGTAGAACTTCGTCAACTCGTCGTTGTTCTCCCTCTTGAACATGTGGATGTCCGGCCCGATGAGCAGGGTCTCCACCGGCATGGAGGTCGGGACGAAGCCCAAGTGGAACGGGAGGTCCTCCTCGCTGCAGTTGAAGTGGAAGGTCAAGCTCTTCAAGAGGTTGGCGTCGTACCTGTACACCCTGATCAACTTGTCCCTCCACTCCTTGATCGCGTACTCGACCACCGGGATGAAGGCCCCCGCGCACAAGAGCCTCCTGACCTGGGACAAGGCCGCCCTCACCGCCAACTCGGGCCTCGTGCTGTCGACCATGTCGAAGCACGTGTACAAGTCCTTGACGAGCGCGGAGCACATCCTCTTCCCGACGGAGAACAAGGAGTTGAACTCGGCCACCAGCAGGGAGAAGCCGGTCTTCTTCCAGTTGGTGTGGATGTTGGCCAACCTCGACACCCAGTCGTACAACTTGTAGTACTTGACCAAGAACTCGCCGAAGTAGGACGGGTTCTTGAACAGGACGTAGATCATCTTCGTCTTGTCGTCGGAGGAGATCATGGTGAACGGCGTGATCTTCACCTGGTCGAAGATCTTCGCCATGATCTCGTCCATGTAGTCGTCCACCATGCAGTGGTACAGGGAGCTGAGGTAGTTGAACATCCCCTGGCCCATCCCGCTCTCGTACACCACCATCCCGTCCCCGTCCAGGGCCTTCTCC